ATACAGCACATCACTCATTACCCAGGTATTCTGCTCGCTGGCAATGTTGATAGTGTGCCCGTCGGGTGCGCTTTCATTCAAATTGTTAAGGCTCAGTAATCCATCAGCACCGGGTTGGTTGATCACAACAAATTTTGCGCCAGTGGCCTGTTCCACCTGTTGTGCTACAGCACGGAAACTTAGTTCGTTGCTTGATCCTGGTGCAAACCCTATCAGCACATTTATCGGGCGAGTGGGTTGCCATGCCCAGTTGGGTGTTGAGAAAAATAGTAAAAGTAAGGTTGTAAGTAGTAGTTTCATAATTGTTTTTTGGTCTGCCCGGCAGGAATCGAACCCACATTCAAGAGGTAGAAGCTCTTTGTATTATCCATTATACTACGGGCAGAGTAAGTGGTGGGGCCACTAGGAATTGAACCTAGACTCAATGAATTATGAGTTCACTGCTTTACCATTAAGCTATAGCCCCAATATTACATTATAGCAGGAAGTCTATTTAGTGTCAAGCCGTGTGCCAATTCACGCTGTCTCTTTTTTCAATACTTTCGCTGCCGTCGTACTCGTTTACTTGAAACTGTGTTCCCTCGGGCATCCATTCAATTTGTAAATCTTCAAGCCCACCTACGTAGATGTCGGGGTACTTTAGCACCACAAAGGCCCGCAACTCTTCCCACTTCTCTTGTTCAACCAACTCAACCATGGCAGGGTCAAACAGAATTTCGGGACGACTGGTGTTCCATGTGAACCAGCCCGCGCCATAGCCAGGTGAGTATAGTACTGCTACCAGGCCATCACGAACCAGTTTGTTCACTTCAAGTCGCCCTTGAGAGTGTGCCAAACAACAGGATCACATCCAAGGTAGATGCGGTATTTGACATTGTTGCGCCAACGTGTGAACTGATTGATCCGGCGTTCAACAAAGTTAAACATGGCATCACGGAACCAAAACGGATTCAAGATTGCCACAATCAATGCAATGGCCAGCGGCACAATCATCACTGCCACTGTGACATAATGAAATGCCATGGCACGATAGAATCGGCCACCTTCGGGCGTGAGTGTAATTTCTTTGTTCATGTTAGTCCATTAGATCGTAAAGGCGTTCAGTCCAGTAGCCTTCGTAGGCCAAGCACTGATCAGCTATTTTACCCACTTCTGCACTTTTCTGCAAGTAGGTTCGAGAATTTTTAGCCGCTTGCAGTTTCTCAATAATACGATCAATTTCCTGATCCATCTTGTCATCTAGCGATGTGCGAAAAAATTTTGCCATATTTTAACCCCAATCTTTCTTGTTGCCTTGTTGTTCGTTCCAATTGTAGCCTGCGGTATAGGCAGCGATTTGTAGAGCAGTCATGTCGTGCATGTCAAAGCGACGACTGGTGCCGGTCCCGGCCACATAGTAGTGAGGATTGTGGCCGCGATCGTAATAACTGTCGGCGGCACCGCGATCAAACGGACCACCATGGCGCTGGTCATAAAATTGACCTTCAAATTCAATCGGCTTTGCGGTGTAGTCAGCAAGCATGTTTTTCTCCTTACATGTATCGGTTGATAAACCAAACTTTGATCACAAAGGTAACGGCCAGGAATACAAACAATTCAACCATTATGCAATCTCCAGTTCGGTTGCAGGGTAAGCAATACGACCTTCGTATTCCAGTTGGCTTTGCTCAAACTCAGTGAGATAGTCATCCCCAACAATCTCCCAGCCAATCACAGTTTCAGTGAAGTAGTCATTGGCCTGCTCGATCTCGCGGGTGGCTGCATCAGCCAGCTCTCGGGCACGGTTGACGTCGATGTTGCGAACCACATAATCGTTGCCACCCTTGGCCTTCCAGTAGGCCTCAGCGCCAGTACCAATTGTACCGTCTTCGCGCCAGGCGTAGTTTTCGTAGACTTGAGTGGTGATCAGCAGTTTGGACATTTGGGCTCCTTGTTACTTTCTATGCTCTAATTATAGCAAAACGGCAATTATTGGTCAACCGTTTTGCTTCACACGCACATCGGTGTTGAGTGTGGGCTTGTACTCACGGATCAGTTCACGCTCCAACTTGTGAGCCGCATCTTTGCCGCGCACCACGTCGATAATAGCAAAGTTAACAGCCTCTTCACCTGCGGCACGAATTGCTTCGTACAGGTTCCATGACTTGTCTTCGGTACGCGAGCGATAGATGTGCTTGTTGATACGGCTACGCAGGCTCATGTTGATGGTACGCTGAGTCTTAGCAGTGATGCCGATGTAGTACTCCAATCCAATTTGGATGAAGTAAACAATGTGGCTACGATCCGAACGCTTTTTTCTTAACATGTACATATTATAGCAAATCGGGCATTTTTGGTCAACCGGAATACCATAGTAAATTTTAAGGGAATACCATAGTAAATTTTGTATACTTTGGTATTACTTTTTTGGGCCCAAAAAGTGTTGTTTTTTTGCTTAAAATCGTTGTAAACTCGCCACAAAACGGTTGACATCATTATACAGGGCGTACATGGTTGCTTCTTGACTGACAAAAAAACATAGCTTGGAACGCTTGCCGACCTTGATATAGTAAGGACCAGTAAGTTTGCGATCCAGGGTCAACAGTATTCTAGGCACAGCATGAACAGCAACTTCTGTTTCAAAATCCCAGTGTTGCAGTTTGTATTGTTCAAACGCTTCAAACCCGACTCCAGTCAGTCGCCAACCATTGTCGGGACTTTGCCACCATTCTTGCATGGCCTCTTCCACAGTCCATAGGTCCGACTGAGACGTTAACGCTTGAGTTAGTTGTTGTTTATTTGGCATCGGGGTATACTTGCGCCCCCTGCGTCAAGAGCACAACCGTGAATTTGTTGGTCTTGAATTGTGTGTTGAGTTTACGTGCCAAATTTTTAGCATGGCCAGGATTGGAGAATGAGACCTTTTTGTACTTGGGTCCAGGATACTGTGTGAGCATGTTGGAGGTTTTCAAGTTGATGGGTTTAGTATCATAAAAGACTGCCCATACTCCTTCAGAGGCCAATACTTGTTCGGTCTTGTAAGTTGCTTTATCAGTATGCTCGATCAACACGTTTGGCTTTGGTCTACTCATGCTATTCTCCGTAGTTTATTTATCTCAAAAACTACGTACTTTTGAAACTACCGCCGCTCATTTCCACTGTGATTGTTTGTTCTTTTGCCAGAGATTTTTGACTGCGCATGCCTTCTAGAGTCAATAATAGTTTGGTAATATCACTGTGCAGATCTTTAGCATCACGCAAGCTCATGGTCAAGTCACGTTGACCACGGCTTTCTGCGGCTTTGATAGCATCAACAAAACGGTTGATGTGTAAGCTCATATATCTTCCTCTGTGATCTCAACTAATTCATCTACACCGTTGCCGGTTACATGATCGTATTGTATATTTCCTACAGTCCAACTTTCGCACCAAAGATGCTGATTATTACTTTGCTCTGACGGAATTAGTCTAAGCATAGTAAATGTTTTTTCTCGCTCTTTGCCTTCTAATACTCGACGAGTTTTAAGCAGCCCGCAACGTTTTAAAAACGCACGAGCTTCTTCTGGTGTATCAAAGTGGCCACCTAGTTTCATTAAGAAAACTTTTTCATGAAATGTGTTTTGCTGAGATACTGTTCCAGCTCAGGCGGAGTCCAGCCCTGCGGCTTTAATACCTTGCCATCTTCACGCTTGCGAACTTTGCCTGTGTCTTTGTCAATCTTGGCAAAGTTGGTGCGCATGACTTCTTTCCATGCGCCTTCAGCATCTGCGCCCAAGCTGTGAATAGCACCAACAGTCACTACCAGGATATCAATCAAGGCATCCAAGTCATCTTTGGCAGTGGTACTGTCCAACAGTTCCTGGAATTCTTCACGAATAAGATTACAATACAAGGTGTATTGTTCTTCGTTGTATTCTGCAACAGTTTGGTCGCAGGCCCGCATAAATTTTTCTTGATCACGAAACGGATTTGTCATTTGCTTGTTCTTTAGTTTGAAAGGGACCTTGGTAATCATAACGCTCCAAGGTAATAAGTTTAGGATGTTGTACTGTTTTCCACTTGCGATGTTGACGCACTCGATACCAGCCGGCCGCAAACCATGATTTGGATTTTTCATCACGAGTAAACAAAGGCAAACGGCGTTTGACATCCCACAAAGGATTGTATACTGCGCCTTCTACTTCATGGTTGTACACAATGTTTGGTGGTGCAGGTGTGAATTGTTCTGGTGGCTCAAACTCAATGTTCACAGCTTCTCGAGCCATCTTGACAGTCTTATAACTTACTACGCTATCAAGAATTTTTATAATACAGTTACCGTTTTCGTTTACTTCAAGTTGACCGATCTTGCGATTGTCCTTCTTGAGTATCCAATATTGGTTCTCCACCACGGGTTTAGCTAATATCATCTAGTACTCCTTTGTATGTTTCATTGAGCCAACGACTCACCTGTTCGGCGCTGTCACTCAGTTTGGTCAGCTCGTATTTGCCACAGAACTTTAGGAAGTGTGCGCCTACCATGCCCACATCCTTGTGTGAGATTTGTTCACGAATGCAACTGTCCACAACTGCTTTAACATTGTCTGGCTGTGCTGTGAGATCAATCAAGG